GGTCAGCGCGTCCAGGAACAGCGCCCACTTGTGGGTCGTGAGCGACGTGTCGATGGCGAGCTGCGTCGCGTCCAGGATGTCGACCCAGTTGTCGACGTACAGGCCGGAGGCCGAGAACGCCCCGCCCGACATCACCGGCACGATCCGCCCGCTCTTGGTGACGATGGTCTCCACCGGCTCCGGGGGCTTGGGCAGCAGCAACCCGTGGCCCGGGAACAGGAGCCCGTTCGGGGAGATGTGGACTTTCATGCCGCGGCCGGCGAACACCTTGGCGTCGACGTGATCGTCCCAGTGCTCCGTGTGCACCCCGCCGATGCGCCCGTCGGGCTCGGCTCGGACGGGTCGTTCGATGGACCGTGGTCGGATCAGATTCATGCCGGACCCCCCAGCCTCACGACTGCATCGCCCGGCGCCGCGGCCGGTGGGCCCTCGGCCTCTCGCTTCGCGCGCGCGACCTTGCGAGCCTCGTGCACCTTCGCCGATGCCTTCTTGAACGCCTTGGCCGCCGCCTTGTCGCTCCGCTTCGCATGGAGGTTGTCGCGCGCCTCCTCGAGCGCGATCTCGTCCTTGCTCAGCGGTTGCTTGCGCTCCTCGGCCTTGGCGATCTCCGCCTTCGCACCCATCTACATCCTCCCCGCAGCTTCGAGCGCCGCGCGGTCTGCACGATGAGCGGCGCCGGTTCGATCGGATTCACGCTTGGTCGCTTCGATGTCGCGGCGCCGCGTCGACGCCGGCTGGCTTCCCTCGTACCGGACGCGGCGGTAGTCCTCGAGCCGGGCTTCCTGCCGCCGGCTCGCGGTCGTGTCCATCTTCCCGGCGCCGAGCGAACGGGTCGGCGCGAACGAGCTCTGCACCGACCGAAGGCGCTCGAGGTAGTGCGTCGAGCACTCGGTCCCATTGGCGGTGGCGTCTGCGCCACACCAGCACTTCATCGGCGCAAGCCTGTCGGCCAGGTCAAGGAACCCATCACACGATGTCCTCGGGGATGTTGGCCGGGAGCTCGATCAGGTCGTTCACCGCGAAGATCCTCGAGGCGAACCCCGCGGCGGTGATGTCGGTGATCTGCGCCGACGACAGCGGCCCGTGCCAGCGACCGCCCTGGTACTCGACGCCGGCGATGACCGGCGAGACCCCCCGCCAGTACCACAGGAAATGCCGGTAGCTGGCCGAGCGGATCTCGGGCGTCCGCTCCGGCGGCGGCACCCGCTTGGTGACCGGGGGCATGAAGTAGCTCGGCATGGTCGGTGCTCAGGGGAGCCGGGGACGTCGAACCCGGCCCCCCAAGCGCTCCTCCCGATCAGTTGGCGCCGATCGAGGAAGCCGACTCGTACCGGGTCAGCGAGTCCTCGCGGACCCGGCCGTAGCCGAGCATCGCGTACCAACCGATCGACACGAACCGCTGCAGGTCGTCGAACGGGCCGGCGATGACGACGTGCTGCGACTCGCCGACAGCCTCTCCGAGGGCCTGCAACCCACAGAACAACGTGATGTAGACGTCGACTGTCCCGCCGACGCCCGCGTTCACGAAGTTCTTGGCGTTCGCGTTCTCCACGAACCGGACCCCCGACAGCCGACCGATCTCGCCGGAGTACATCGCCATCGTGTCGGTGCCGTACGTGTGCGGCGCCGACCAGGCTTGCTGCCCGGACTCAGCCTGCAAGTCGTAGCTGATGTCCGGGTGGATGAAGGACACGTAGTCCTCCGACCCCGGCGGTGGCGGCGCGTTCTTCCCGGCCAGGAACGCGCGAGCGCGCCTGACGTTGTTCGCCGTCAGGGTGTGGGTCGCCGCCACCGTCACCCGCGAGGTCGCCGCACCCGAGTACAGGACGTTGGTCCCGGCCACGAGTACGTCACGGGCAACGATGTCGATGGACTCCTCCATGTGCGCGCCGATCTCGCGCGGGATCGCCGTGTCCAGGTTCAGGAACGACGTGAGCTTGAACTTCTTCGACGGCTTGACCGCGTTGCCGTACTCGGCCAGCGTGATCGACTTCTGCGTGTCCGAGATGTTGCCCGGGGTGGGCTCGACCGTCTCGGAGATCGGCGTGATCGCCGGCGCGATGGCGCTGACGATCGTGAACGTGACGGGGTTGCCCGGCATCGGATCGTCGGACTCGTCCCACTTCACGTCGGCCACCGCGCGATACACGTTGGCTGCTCGGAACGCATCCAGGGCCGCTCGGTTGAACACCTGCTTCACGGTGTCTCCACCGAACGTCCCTGCGCCGTCCGCAGTGGTCATGGACGGTGCTGGCATCTACTTGCTCCCTCCGACCTCGGGCGCCGGCCGGAGGTTCGGGCTACGTGGTGACGCCCTTCCGAGCCGCGCGCTGCCTGTCGCGCATTTCGCGCTGGATCTGCTCGATCTCCTCGAGCGACTTCGCGCCGTTGATCCGCTCGGCGAGCTCGTCCTGGAACGCCTTGTGACGTGCCGCGGCGTCGGGCCCGGGCAAGTCCTCGAAGCTCTCCAAGACTGGATCGCTTGGCGGCTCGGCGGGCGGCTGGTCTCCGGTCGGCGCATCGCCGGCGGGGGCTGGTGTCGGAGCTGGGGCGCTGCCTCGCTCGGCGGCCAACGCTGCGGCCTTGCCCTCCATCTGGTCCGCTGGGACCAGCGCGAGGAGCTCGACCTGCGTCGGCGTGAGCCGATGCTCGGCGCCTAGCGCCTTCGCCCTGTCACCGCGCCGCTGCTCGCGGAGCTGAGCGTTCTCCTGTTTCAGCCGTTCGATCTCCGCGTCGCGGTCATCGGCGGCTGCCGGGGTCGGAGTCCCCGCATCGCCTGGTCCCTGGCCCGGGTCCATGCCCAGGTCGCCTGGGTCCATGCTCACGCGCCTCACCCCCTTGGGGATCGGTCCGCCCGCATCGGGCGGCGCCGCGGCTTTCGCGGTCGAGGGGCAGTCTCAGCGAAGCGTCAAGGACTTGGGCCGCTACAGGCCCTCACGCGCGGGCGCGAACTGGGACTGGCGGCCGGCGCCGCCGAGACCGGATCCGACCAGCTTCTCCCGGTTTCGGAGGATCTGTTGCAGCGTGGTCGACAGTCCTCGCGGATCCGCGCCGCCGGCCTGTAGGACCGCCAGATCCGCGTCGGTGATGCCCGCGGCCTCTAGCTCCGGCCCGATGCTGTTCTTGAACTTACGGACCTCACCGATAATCGCGTTGATGTCCACCTTCTCGGTCGGGGACTCGGCGCCGATCGCTTTGGCCGCCTCGAGGGCTTCGCCCGGCGTGATGTCGAGATCGCCCATGCGGAGCGCGACCGCCTCGTACAGGTTCTCGACGCGGGCGTGGGACTTCTTGGCGATGAAGTTGAACCAGTCGCCCTTGGAGAGCGGCTGCCCGCCGGAAGCCTCGAGCACGCTGTTGAACTCGGTGCGGTACTGCTCGGTCTGACGGGCCTGTTGGAGCACCATCGCCTTGAACGCCCACTCGTCCGGCGACACGTTGCCGGCGACGAGCCTGCCGATCTTCTTGGGCCCGACCCTGATGCCGAACTGCTTGGCGATGTCCTGGTAGCCGTTCATGCCGTACGCCATTTGGAGGTACTGCGACGGGCTCATCTTGAGGGAGCCGTCCTTGTTGAAGATCCCCGGGAACATCCGCTGGAACTCGTCGGAGCTGTAGAGCTCGGCGGCGAACTGCGCGCTCGACCACTGGTTGATGACGGCCTCGTTGATGAGGTCGTCGAACATCTTGGGGTTCAGGCCGTAGCCGCGAAGGATCCCCGCGAGCTCGCCGGCCTCGACGTCCGGGACGTTGCGGCGGTTCCTGGGTGGCATCTCAGCGCCGCCCCATGATCGACGCCGCCTGGGCCGCGTACTCAGCCAGGCGGCCTGCGTAGAAGCGCGTCTTGCGCGCGCCCGGGCGCGAGAGCTGGAACCGGATGAAGTCGAAGATGTCGGTCTCCCCGCCGATGAAGTTTTGGACGTACCCGTTCGGCGGCATCTTGCCCCACAGCTCGAGGTAGAACGACGTCGCCTCGGCCACCTGCGGGTCGCCGGGAGCGCCGCCGCCGCTCGAGGATCCCCCGCCGCTCGAGGACGACCCGCCACCACCGACGATGTTGCCGAGCAGCGCGGCGATGATCGGGTCGTTCAGGTCAAGCGGCGGGGGGGCGTTCTCGTCGGGTGGCGCCGTGCCACCATCGCTACCGGGGGGCGGTGTTCCCCCACCCGTTTCGCCGCCACGCCTCGCGCCACCGGGCATCGGTCAGTCTCCCGGGTAGCCCCACAGGGGGCCGTAGTAGCTGTCGAACTCGGGCATGAAGTAGCTCACCGCCGGGTCAGGGCCGGACGCCTCCTCGAGGAAATCCCACTGGGCCTTGAACTCGGGCGAGCTCTTGGACAGCGCGTTGGCATAGCTCACGAGCTTCACGCGGAGCACGTTGTAGGCGACCTTGGACCGGGGGTCGTACCTGGTCCCGGCGGGGTCAGCGAGCTTGGCGGCATCCACGACTCGTTGTATCTGATCGGTCGCGTCAAGGAAGGCTTCCCAGTGCGCCCGCGACTCTGAATCGAGCGGCGCGCCGAACAGCGACGTGACGACTTCGCGGTTCTCGATGACCTTGCGGAAGGTCGCGTCCCACTTCGACGCGGCGACCACCTGGTTGCGGAAGGTCTCGTTCCGCCGGGCCCACTGCAGCACCAGGCCCTCGAGCCGCTCGTAGGCGTCGCCCGATCCGTAGTTGGGATCGTAGGCTTCGCGCTCGGCGATGTCGGTTCGGGCCTGGGACCACAGCGTCCACAGATCCTCGGTCTTGGCGTTGGATTTGTCGCCGAGCAACGTGCCCTTCTCGAACAGCGTCAGGTAGGGGTACGGCCGGCCGAGCAGACTCACCACCATGTCAGAGCGGTAGCTCGGATCGGCCAGGCGCCACCGCAGGATCATCGGATTCTGGTTCTTCGGGTAGCTGGCGAACGCCTCGTTCACGTAGATCCGCAGCGCCGTGTACGCCTCGGACCGCGGCCCCTCGAGCTCGGCCATGTTCGGCGCCTCGCGGAGATCCTCGTACGTGTTCCACCACGGCGTGAGCCGGTTGTCGAACAGGCCCTCCGGGAGCTTGTCGAGGGACTTTTCGGCAGTGGTCTTGACGTGCTGCAGGTCGCTCGAGAAGAACAGGCGGTACGCCGTAGCGAAGTCCGGGTGGCGTTGCTGGATGTCCTTGATGCCCTGGTTGTAGCGCTTGGCCAGGCCGGCGTTCTCCGCGGCGACGGTCAGGATCGAGTGCGTCCCCAGCTTGGCCATCTCGCGCTCGATCGGGTCGCGCAGCGCGAAGTATTCGACGAGCCCTTGGCCGGCGTCGGTCTTGGTGAACAGCTTGTTCGCCGCGAGCCGCCGCGCCTCGCCCATCACCTTCGGGTCGACGCCGCCCAGCTCGAAGGTGTTGTACTCCTTGGCCCACTCGGGGTTCGTGAGCTTGAGCTTGTCGAGCATCGCGTTGTAGTCGAGATCCTCGTCCTTGTAGGGGGGATCCCCGATGCCGATGTTCGGGTGCGCTTCCTGCCATGCCAGGTGTCCCTCGCGCAGGGCGAAGTAGGCGTCCCACCCACGCTGCACCGACGCTTTGGTCTCGAACTGGCTCGGCGTGAGAGCGACGCGCTGGCCGGACGCGATCTGGGAGAAGAACGCGCCGGGGTCGAACGTGCCGTCGCGCAGCTCGGTCGGGATGATCGCCCACACCCACTGCGGGTGATCGCGCGCGAACTGTTTGGCGCCCTTGCCGCTCAGGAGCTCGTTCACGGCTTGGCTCGGGGGGATGGGCACTGGCGAGTCGTTCTCCTCGGCCCACATCGTCCTCGAGGTCACGATGAGATCGAGCCCCGGGTGCGCCTTGAGGAACGCCTCGCGCGCCTTGCCGTAGTCGCCGCTGGTCTCGTAGAGCCGCTGCCACTCGTCCTCGAGTTGCTGGGTCGGGAACGAGATCCGCGGCGCCGCCGGGAACACGAGCGAGAAGAACCCCCGCAGGAGTGAGAACTCGCGCGACTGGCCCTCGGCGGCCTCGGCGTCCACGGGCAGGCCCATCGCCTGTTGGAGCTGCATGAAGTGGGTGGTCTGCAGGTTGGCCTCGTTGGCGAACCAGTCGGGGAACGCCGCGGTCAGTCCGTGCCGCAGGTACGCCGGCAGCAGGTTCGCCGGCCTCGAGGGGTCCAACCCACCGTAGGCGAACAGCCACGAGGAGATCCGCGCCTTCACGTCGGCCCGGATGTCCGTGTGCTCGACGAGTTGCTGCAGGCCGAACAGCGCCTCCGGGTTGAACGACGGCAGCGGGATCGGAACCTCGCCGGCGATGCCGCCGGTGGGGAACTGGAACGTCGACTGCGCGAACAGGTTGAACGACGTGAGCGGCGCCGACAGCGACCATCCTCCCGTTGCCTCGTGGCCGAGCCGGCCCCCCGTCACCGCGGCGAGCAGCGGTGCGGCGGTCGCCCACCAGGTCAGCGGGATCTCGAGCTCGCCGGTCTCGGGGTTGGTCTTGATGAAGCCGGACTCCATCGCCGCCCGCCCCATGCGGACGATGTGCCACAGCGTCGCGGGGTTCTGGCGAATCACCCGGGACCACGCCACCGGGAACTCGAGGAACGGCTGCACGAACATGAGGAAGTGGCGGGTGAGCTGGTCGATCCGCCCGGTGCGGGAGAAGTCGAACATGATCCGCTGCACCTGCTCGACAGCGAACTTCCGAGCGGTCGACTCGAAACCGCCGATCAGCTCGGGCGTCAGCGGGATCCCCTGGGCGCGGGCGTCCTCGACGAGGGACCGGAACACCCGGTCGTACCACGCCTTGCCGTACGGCTGGCGGGTCAGCCGGTTCGTCGGCTCCTGCAGGATCCACTTGCCCCACCAGGAGATGAACCGCTTGACGGGGCTCGACTTGCCGAGCACCGCGGCGGTGGTCAGCGGCCCGTGCACGAGCAGCGGGCGGTTCTCGAGGGGGACGGCGTTCAGGATCTCCGCGGTGAGTGTCTGGTCCCGGGCGGCGCCGGCGAGTTGACGATTCTCACCGACGAGATCGTCGGCGTATCGGACGCCCTTGCGAACCTGCAGCTCGAGCGCCTCCCGGGTGAACGGACCGCCCATGAGCGCTTGAGCTTCCGCAAGTCCGTCGCCGGGGGAGCCGAGCCACTCCATCGTCCGGCGCACCGAGGTCTCCTGGTCGACGCCCTTGGCGATGTCGTCCAGGTACCGCCGGCCGAGCGGGTCCAGGCCGAACTGGTGGGCGAGCGTGTTGAACCACCAGTCGACGAAGTTGGGCTCGTCACGGCTGATGGCGCCCCACTTGTTCGGTGAGAGCGCGTCGGCGACGATCTTGTCCATGCCGCTCGAGCTCGACGCCGCGTAGTGGCTCATCGCCGTGTTGAACAGGGGCTCGTCCGGCAGGAACCCGGGCCGGATGAACTCGATCGCGTCGGCGCCGCCGGCCGCGGCGAGCTCGGGAACCTCGATCCGCGTCCGCGCGCCTTCGGCCACGGCCTCACCCAGGCGCCCCTCGCGCGACGCGATGCGCTCGCCGGAGATCAGCTTGCCGGCGGCCATGCGGCGCGAGAAGCCGAGGGTGCCTAGGAACCGGCCCTGCTCCTCGATGCCGACCACCCGGAGCACGTAGGCCGGCCGCAGCACCACGAGCGGCTTGAACCAGGACAGGAACAGGTCGCCGATGAGCAGATCGAACGATCGGTCCATGAACTTTCGGAGCGGGATCCGCGCCGCTTTGGCCGGACCGAGCTCGGCGCCGAACGCCGACAGGTGGGCGCGCGTCCACTTCTTGAACGTGCCGATGGTCTCGGCGATCCCCTGCCGGTAGACGTACGGGTCGATGAGCTGCAGGTAGTTGGCCTGTTGCGTTCGAGACAGGATCGGCAGGCGCTCGACCGTCTCGGCCCCGGGCTCGGCGAACGCGGCAAACGCCTTCTCCGACGGTCGGCCCATCTTCGCCTCGAGCGCGTCGAGGATCCGCTTGGACATCTCCTCGTCGATGCCGTAGCGGGTGTTGATCCGCTCGAGCGCTCGGCGCTCCCAGGTCTGTACCGTCCGGGCGAGGAGCTGCTCGCGGTACGGGTTGGCCGACTCGAGCGCGTGGGTGAACGACAGGCGGGCGTCGGCGAGCTCCTGCACCGAGAGCGTCTGGTAGCCGCGGAGCCCTCGCTCGAAGTCTCGGACCGCGAGCGTGCCCTCCTCGATACTGACCTCGTACCGCAGCCCCTTGGACTTCGGGACTTGCTGGAACACCGAGCGCATCGTGCGACCGAGCCCGGTGTCGGCGATCTTCGACGTGGACAGCGCGATCTCCGCGCGGGTGACGGGCGAGCCGACGTGCGGGATCTCGACCATCCACGACCGGCCTCGGCCGATGTCGCCCACCGCGTCATCCAGTGCACCGAGCGCCGTCTCGGCGTCATGGCTCAGTCGCGTCGTCGGCGCGACGTACGCGCTGCCATCGGCGAGCAGGAGCGGGAGTTGCTGCGCGCCGGTGGCCTTGACCTCCTCGACGTGGGTGGCGATCTGGGCGGCGAGTGACCCGGGCGGCGGGACCACGCCGAGCCCCGCCATCAGCACCGTGTTCACGCCCTCGACGAGCTCTCGCTCGCTCAGCCCCAGCTTCCGCGCGCTCTTGACGTACCGGAAGATCCTCGAGGCCACGATCGGGTGGATGCCCTCGGTGGCGAACCGCGCGCGGAACGACCGGACGGCCCGGGCGAAGAAGCGCTCGGCGTCGTCGGCTCGAGACGCCTCCTGCACCAGGTACTCGCCGATCGTCGAGTTGCGGGCGCGGCCCAGTCGCGCGACCGGGGAGTGCAGGAACTCGTCGACGAGCTCGACTCGGCGTTCGATGTTGCCGGCCTCGAGCAGGCCGAACGTGGTCTTGCCCGCGCGCGCGAGCGACGCGAGGTTGAACCCGATCTGCACCGGGTCCGCCCAGAAGCCGAGGGCGAGCTCGCCGGTCACGGTCAGCCACGGCGGCACTCCGAGGGTCTCGAGCTCTTTCGCGGCGGTGGTCCGGCCGTTCAGGATGTCCCAGGCATCCAGCGCCAAATCCTTGCCGTAGGCGGCGAACACTTCGGGCGCGCCGGCCTTGGGATGCTCCTCGAGGTACTGCTCGGTGAACGTGCCCATCGTCGGGGAGCTCGTGATGACCCGGTAGATGGCGTCGAACGGGCGGAACGTGTAGTCGAGCACGTCGCCGACGAAGTGCCCCAGCATCGAGTCCGAGAACGGGATCTTCACCCGGGCGGCGATCTCCTTCCCGGCGGCGATGTAGTTGTCCTCGGCCTCTTGCAGGGACTTGAAGAAATCCCCGGGCATCGACAGCCCCGCCACGACCTCGGTGGCCAGGTTCGACTGGGCGAGCAGCGGCGCGAGCGGGCCCGCGCGCGTGTAGTCCTCGGTACCGGCGAGCGGACCGAGCGCTTGCGCCTCTCTCGTCGTGGAGACCCGGTGCGGCATCCCTCGCGGGTCCACCGCGAGCGCCGTGCGCGAGCGCTGCAGGTTGATCCCCGCCGCGGCTCCCGGAGCGACGAACCGGGCCACGTCGTGCACCGATCGGAACGCGAGTCCGTCGTCGGCCGCTCGGCTGGCGATCTCGGCGGCCATCGGTGGGGACAGGCCCTCGAGGTTCGCCGTGATCTGCAGGTTCGCCGCGAAGGTGTCGATGTCGATGCGACGGTTCGAGCCGACGGCGATCGCTATGGCGAGTGCGGCGCCGAACGGCATCCTCTCGCCGGCGAGCGGGGCCATCGCCCGGACGGCCTGGGCGGTCCGCTTGGAGTCGGTGATCGTTCCCTCCGGCAGCCCGACCCGGCGCTGGATCGCTACCTCGCCCTCGGGCATGGCCTCGTCCAGCATCCGGGCGATGACCTCCGGCTCGTGGGGGCGCAGGAACCGCCGAGCCGTCGCCAGGGAGATCTGCTCGCCCGTGATCGGATCGGCAAACGTGTTGGCCGCCCCCGGCGAGGAGATCGAGACTCCGTACGGCCGCAGGAACCACGCCGGCGGTAGGTCGAAGTAGCGCGACAGCATCCGGGCCGTGCGGTCCAGGCGGATGTCGTCGAGCGGGGACTGGGCGAGCGTCAGCGTCATCTGCGACGGGAGCGTCCCGCCGGTGTTCTCCTCGACGCGGCGGATCCGGTCGTTGGTCTCAGAGGTCTCGGGAGCTTCGAGAGAGGTCGGCCCGCCGCCGATGTCACGCGGCATGGGCTAACCCCCGGTACGCAGCTTCTCGATGTACGGCCCCAGCGACGCCGGGCCGGAGCTCTCGAGCTCGTCGGCCACACGCCGGCGGAAGGCGAACTCGTCCTCGTACGGGAGCGCGACGAAGTTGGCCCCCGGCCCGAACGGCGCGCCGTGAGTGATCGGCTCGTCGGGTCGATCCGACGGCGCGAACACGGCGTCGTCGTACCCGCCGGTGGAGTCCTCGTCCTGCTCCTCCGCCCCGGGCCCCTCAACGGGCTCTACGTCGGAGACGGGTCGACGTTCGGGGCGGGGAGCAGGCTCGGCACGCGGCGCCTGCACGGCACCGGCCAGTCGCCGCAGCGCCACGCCCGTTCCGTGTTCGGCGCCCTCCGGCTTGCGGAGGTCGTCGCCGGCCACGTCAGCCCTTCACCTTGCGGAGATTCGGGTTGCGCTTCTTCGCCGCCGGCGATGCCTTGCGAGCTCCGGCCGCGATGATCGCGCGAGCTCGCTTCATCGACACGCCCTGACGCTTGGCCACGTCACGAGCTGCCGCGTCGAACCCCATCCCCTTACGCGCGCCAGACTTCTTGGCCTTCTTCTTCGCCGCCACCGGACCTCCTCAGACGGTGTGGTGGTTCACCGCGTAGTTGCCCGTGGACTCGGCCTGGGCAACGCAGTCCTCGCACGTCGGATCGAACCCCGGCGCCGTCTCGTCCTCGTCATCGGTCGCGGTCTCATGCACCGCCGCCGACCGATGCACGCCGCAGGCGACCGGCTCGAACCGCTGGCCGTCGGGCCCGGTGCCGTACAGCTCGCCGGCCCGAACCTCGATGGCGTAGTGGCGCGATCCGAACTCGCCGGCGACCGCCGCGCGCCGGGTGCTCTTTCGGGCCGTGCTCTTGCGCTTGGTGGCCGTGGACTTCTTCCGACCTGGCATGGTGCTACCTCCTCCCGGCGCCCGCCGGTCTGGCGGGGCCAACTCGACGCAGCAGCTCCATCGGCGGGAGCACGGGTCCGGGTGGACCCTCCGCGCCCGGAACGCCCGGCTGCGCGCCCATCGCGGCGGCCGGTGAGCCACCCGCGGGCAACCCAGGTGCGGCCCCTGGGCCCATCGGAATCGCGCCGCCGGCTGGGGACATCCGCCGGGCTTGGAGAGCCAGCAGCGCTTTTGCGATGTCTTGCAGGGGCCGCTCCTCGGCGAACATCGTGTAGGCGACGAGCCGGTCCGCGAGCGGTGTGGAATCGAGCTTCATCCCCAGCAGGATCGACTCGCGGAGCTCGTCCGCGCCGAGCCTGGCCATCTCGGCCGGCACGTCGTCGATCGCGGGGTCGTTCTCGAGGTAGGTCTCGAGCGAGATCGTCCTGGCCTGGCGCTTCTCGAGCATGAGGACGGAGTGAGTCGGAGCGTCCAGGCCGGACGATGTGCCGTACGACACGAAGTTGGAGTAGTCGCCCCGGATCAGCGCCTTCGGCGTGTAGGTGAGCCGGTATCGTTTGCCTCGTGCGAGTCCGACGATCATCTTCCGCTGGTTGCACCACGCCTCGTCCTGGGCGAGTGCGACCTCGTTCGCGTAGCGCTTGGCGACGGCGAACGATCGTTGGTGCCCCCTGGTGGACGAAGCGAGCTTTCCCTGCGCCTTGGTCAGGAAGGCCGCCGTCGCCTTGTTGAGCTCCACGTCGCCGCCACGAGACCGCGGGTTGTTCATCCCCTCGCGCGCGTGATCGTCCAGGCGATCCATGATCTGAAACGCCTGGAAGCTCGGGATCTCCGGGCCGACCGGATCCATCTTGGCGTCAGGTCCGAGCGCGAAGTACCTGGTCCCGGGTCCGCGGTCGGTCGGGTTCTTCACGTTCCAGACCAGCTTGCCGCCGTAGACCATTTCGACGAAGTAGTCGATCAGCAGCCTCATGTACCTGTTCTCGGTGCGGACGACGCCCTTGGAGTCGTCGAGCTGTCCGAGCGGCTCTTTCGCCCACGAGGGCCGATGTGCCAACTGCACTGGGCACAGGCCGGTCTCGTTGTCCTTGAGCGCGAGCAGCTCGGCCTCGTACCCCAGGTCAGACTCGAAGTAGGCGATCCGGGCGATGTATTCGCCGGAGTACCACTCGAGCGTCGTCATCTCCGCCGGCGGGCCGGCGACCTGGGTGAGCTTCTGCAGGTCGTAGCCGTACTGGCGGATCCGGTCGTCCGACAGCGGCGCGTTCACCCGTGTCATCAGCCGCTCGATCTGCTCGGGGTACTCCCGCTGCAGCCTGGCGGTCGACTCGGAGAAGCACAGCAGCGCTCGCTCGGTCGGCTGGTCGGGCTGGTAGTTGGGGTCCGGCAGTACGAAGTCCGGGTCGATCCGGCGGAACCGCGGGAACAGCCCGCCCTCCGCCCGCGCGCGGGAGTACCGCGGCCAGATCTTGATGGCCGTCAGGCCGCACGCGATCATGTCCATCCCGAAGAACTCGGGGTAGTTGAAGATCCCCGACCCCTGGGTGAGCCCGTTGATGACCTGCTCCACGTCCTCGGCGTTGGCCTCGCCCCGTGCGCCCTCGGCGTAGCGGCGCTCGATCGGGAGCTGCTCGGCGAACATCCTGCCGCCGTCCTCGATCGTGTCCCGGAAGAAGTTGGCGACCATCGGCAGGTTCGTGTCGTCCACGTCGCGCGTGAACACCGAGCCCCAGTCCCCAGACGCGAGAGCCCTGATGTCTTGCCGGCGCTGGGCCCACCCCTGCCAGCGATCGCGCCACGAGCGGTAGCACGCGACGATCTCGTCGGTCAGCGCCTTGGTGTCAACCACGCCGCACTCGCTCGAGTGCGTGGACGTCGGACGCGGCGGCGATCTCGGCCGGCGTCGGCATGATGATGTTGCTGCGCGCGATCACGACTTCCGATTTCTCGACCGGGTTTGAGGCCGCGCGGATCGGAGCTCGGCGCCCCTTCTTCGAGGACGAGCGGTGGGCCCCGGCTGCCCGGAGAGCGCGCCTGCGATCGGCTCGGCTCATCTGAGCAGCAGGTTCGCCGCCCTGTCTAGGGATTCTTGAGGCCGGTCCACCCACGCCGGGGCCCCGATGTCCAGCGCGTCGGCCGCCCACTGGGGGATCCCGGACGTGTCGGGCTCGGACGCCTCGAAGATCTCGGTCGAGGTCAGCACGTCCATCCGGTGCGTGTAGAACCAGTGCTGCATCACCAGGTCGGACGTCTGTCCGTCCGGCCACGAGCACGCCTCGCGCCGCCAGGCGTCACCGATCAGCTTCTCCTCGTAGCCGCCGTAGGGAATGTGGATCTTGGCGAACTGGTAGACCGGCCGGAGCATCTCCACCCCACGTTCGGCGTCGGTCTTGTTGATCGTGGTCGTGTGCGGGACGATCGCCACTTCCCGCGAGTTGGCCCACCGCATGAAGAACGGGTACTGCATCGCCCACTTCTGGGCGGCGTTGTTCTCCATGATGACGTAGTGGAACGGCACCCCTTCGGCCATCGACGCCTGCCACCACTCCTCGAGCAGCCCGACGTACCCACCCGGGTTGGACTCGTCGATGTACAGCAGGTCCGGCGCCTGCATCGGACGTCGGATGGCCCGGTGGACGACGTGCTCGCGGTCTCCGTAGCCGAGGTAGTGCCCGATCGCCCAGTAGTGCGAGCTCGAGGGGTCCACCGAGACCGCGGACAGGTGCGGCGCCTTCACGCGAAGATCCCACAGCAGCTCGCCGAACTTGCGCTCGTAGTCGAAGCACCCTGAGACCCTCGCCCCCGCATCGTCGGTGCCGCCCTCGAACCACGCCCGCTGAGCCAGCGACCCCATCGGGTCGGTGTCCTCTTGCTGCCACACGAGCAGGTAGCGCCCCTCGTCCTTGGCGATCTGGCGGCGGATCCGCTTCCACGTCGCGCGCTCGGGATCGAGCAGGCATCCGTCCGGCCACGGCCCGGTGTGATGGGCGCCGTCGCACTTGGTCTCGTCGTGGGACTTGAACCGGATCCGCTTGTAGAACGGCCGCGGCGACCCGGTGTTCTCGTCGATGTCCTCGACGTCGACGTCCTGGGTCACGGTGAAACTCAAGTCTTCGGGCCCATACCTTGCGTTTGACAGGATGTAAAGTCCGCCGGGTTCAAGTCGGGACTCGGCCTCGTTGTCGTTCCAGCTCTCGAGCTTGCCCCGCTGCTCGGCGGTGCCGGAGTTGGTCTTGTCGATCAGGTCGTCCCACATGACGACCTTGAACCGCCCCGACAGCAGCGACGCATCGTAGGAGCCGGCGGCGAACGTCGGTTCCTTCTCGGCTCGGCGCACGCCGCGGAGCAGCTCGATCTCGAGCTCCTCGACCGACCACCGCGAGTTGTCGTCCGGCTTGAACCGTCCGAACGCCTTGATGAGCTCGGTGTTGGTCACGAGCGTCGTTCGGATCCGCTTGAGGTACCACGTCGACTTCTGCCACGCCCGGTGGCCGAGCAGCATCGTCGGCTCGCCCCCCATCGCGCGGACCAGCGTGGCGATGAAGATGGCCAGGTCGTGCGTCATCAGCGTCGACTTGCCGATCCCGGGCGGCGCGTTCACCGAGACGTACTCGTCGTCCGGCGAGAAGTACAGCTCGAGCAGTTGGCGGGCCAGGATCGCCGCCCACGGCGGGTTGTGCGACCGACCCAGAGCCTTGCCGCGGAACAGCGCGAACCCGGATCCATCGGGAGCCAGGGCGTCGGCGGCCCACCCTTTCAGGTTGTCCATCGGGATCGGATCGGGCGCGTGCTCGGAGCGCTCGGCTTCGGAACCGCGCCACCCGCGTCCCTGCAAGATCCGGTACGCCTGGTTGGCCGACAGCCCCACCCGCCGCGCCGCGGCCTCGACCTTGAGGCCCTCGAGCACCACGAGTCGCCACAGCAGCTCGTTCCGCCTCTTGCCGGCATCGGGCGTCAGGCGCCTATGCGGACCCCCCGGCGTGTTGTCGTCGATCAGGCCGAGCCTCTTGGCCCGCTGCCACCACTGGTACGCCGATGACTCCGGCACTCCGAGCTTGCGGGCGGCCGCGAGATAGTCGGCGCCGTCCCCGGTAATCATCGTGACCCACCGCGTGAACTTCTCCTGGTTGGCCGGCGACATCGGCCGTCCACCAAGTCCCGGCGTGGCGGAGACCTTGGTCACCGTTCAGTCCTCGGAGTCGTCCGGCGTGAGGTAGTCCTTCTCGACCAGCAGCTTGGCCGCCGTCATCAGCCCCAGCGTCCGCGGCCAGTCCGCCCCCGGCGGCGTGTTGTAGCCGATGTGGTGCGCGTTGTCCTCGTCGATCCACTCGTGCACCAGCAGCCACCCACCGAGCAGAAGTCGACCATCCTCGTAGCGGCGCAAGAGCTGGTGGATCCGCTCGGACGCCTCGTCATCGCTGACCCCTTCCGGCCAGGACTCGACCGCGAACGGGTCGTCTACTTCTTCCGTCGGGTCCGTTTGGTCCCGCGCTTCTTGGCCGCCTGGGCGTTCGATATCCGTGCCGCACGCTCCTTGCTCATCCCCTTGCCACGCAACGACTCGTACACCTTCGGGTTCTTGATCGACCGATACTTCTTACCCGGCATCGCCACCCTCCCAGCCGCGCTCGAAGTGCTCGACGA